AGAGATCAGGCCCGACCCGGTAGGCTGGCCTAGGTCAGCACCACTTCGCCCCGTTCTGACCGTCAGATCGGCGCAGGACAGGGCAAGGCTAGTCATGGTCGCTCCCGCCGGCTGAGTCCCTGCCACGTCGGAGGGCGTCAGCGGCGGACATGGCGTCTTCGTGGTGCGCGACGGTATCGCGGAGTTCCTGGAGCACGCTGGCCAGCGCAGGGAAGACCGCAGCGATGGCGCGCTGGTCCTGTCCCCACTGCCAGTGCAGCGCCTGCCGCGTCAGTCCACGACCGCGCGCTTGGTCCTCGTAACTACTCACCACAGCCTCGACCTGACCGCATCCCACGTGAAGGACGGTCACGAATGCCGAAGGGGACAGGTCAGCGATGGTCGCGAGCCTACGCACCAACGCACCACCCCGCCCCTTCTTCAGCTGCTCCAGCTCAAGCACACGCTCGAAGATCTCGGACATTAGCGCGGCCTCGCCGCTCAGTGCCGCCGCTCCCTGCCGTGCTACAGGCTCGCCCCGTAGGGAGTAGGTGATCACGGCTTACAGCCCCTCCAGCGGGTTAAGGACAAGCCGCTCGTCGTCCTCGGTCAGCTGCACCGCATCCAGCCCCTCGATGGGTAGCACGCCCATCTGATCCCGGGCCTGCACGGCCTCGATCACCTTTTTCAGGCGCTTCACACGCTCGTTGTACTCGCCGGTGATCGCCTTCTTCGCCGTCTCAAGCTGCGTGATGGCACGCAACGCACGCGACGTCAGTCGCAACGCTTCCAACTCTTTGCTGTCTTCCACAGATGTTTCCTCGATTGTAGCGCGGCGGTCAGCCTCAGGTGCTTCTGCCACGCATGGTTGCTGATCAGTTTTGGCTTACTCACTACGGCGTTAATGCGTGCCGTCAAAACATGTATCCGTCAACCGGATACCCGGTCACCGTACAAAATTTCCAGTTCGCGCACGATCCGGTCACGCGCCTCCTGCGCAGCGTGGCGCATCGCAGCCTTGATCCGGTCCGACGCGCCGATCTGGTCAATCCACTCGTCACCGTGTCCGTCCTCGGCCCCGCGTCGGGCTAACTCGCACCACGCGGTGACGGACCGTTTTTCGTTCAGCGCGCTCATAGGAAAACCATGTCGCACGATTCGGCCAGCCTGCGCCGGATGTCCACGCCCAACGTGTGGTCACCGAATCGCTGTTCGAACTCCTCGCCTCCGTACCGCGTGGTCAGGATCATCGGCCGCCGGTTAGCGTACCTCGAGTCAACCACCTCCCAGAGCAGCGCAGCGACGGACGCGGTCAGCTTCTCCTTGCCGAGGTCGTCAATCATGAGCACGCGGCAATGGGTCAAGTGCTTCACGCCTTTGATGTCCCGCGCCGCCTCGCTCAGTTGGCGTTGAAGTTCGACAGCCGTGAGCAGGACAAGCCCGTACTGTTTCTCCTCAAGCGAGCGAGCGAGTCCCCACATCGCCGTAGTCTTGCCCGCCCCAGACCGTCCAGTCACGACCACACCACGCCCGCCGGCCTGAGGCACCCAGTCCAGAAAGCGCCGGAACGCATCCGGCTTCCTGATGGCCTCGGGCAGTTCGTCAGCGGCGAGAAGATCGCGGTACAGCGCCGGACAGTGCTCGTCCCACCACGGCGTGCGCGAGGCGGATGCGAGCGGCTCGGTGCTGCGGCGGTAGTGCGCATCGCGAATCTCGGTGCAGTCGTCGCAACAGCCGTAGACAAAGACGGTCTCCACGCCGAGCAGGTCAACCACGCCCCGTGTCACGTCGAGCCGCTTGCCGCAGATCTTGCACTGCCCCTCGGCCCAGGATGACGCGCCGTCGCCCCACTTCCGGCACAAGCGCCGCTCCATCTCGGTGCGGAACTCGGCGCGTGGTTCGATGCTGATCCCGACGGCGTCGTAAACCGTCGCCGCTTCAAGGTCGTTGGCGCTCATCAGAAACCGCCCTCCTTTTCCCAGCTGAACGCGCCGCCTTCAGCTGCTCGCTCTTTGGCAATCTTGTCTGAGTGCAGTTGCTTGCTCGGCTTCGGACTGGCGCAGACGGCCCAATGCTTCGCCAGCGCGGTCGGGGTCAGCGCAGCACCGTCGAAGTGCGTTCGGTAGTTGGCGGCGCGGCGGCGGATCTCGTCGGGCGTCACGTCGGGCGTCACGGCCACGATCTCGGCACGCGCGGCGACGGCTGGCCCCCACTGCGTAACCTCTTCCGGCTTGCCCCCGCCGACCGTTGCGAGTGCGTCCATGACCGGATTGCGTGCGCGCGGCGCGGCGTCAGCCGCCCTCCGTCTCCTTCTGTTTCTCTTCTCCTTCTCCTTCTCTTCTCCTTCTCCTTCTCCTTCTCCTTCCGCTTTCGCAAAACTAACCAACGTTGGTTTGTCGTTGGTTTCCGACGTTGGTTTTTTCTGCTCTGGAGGTTGGTTTGTCGAAGGCCTGCCGCCACGCGTCCCGTTGGTTCGCGCACGCTCGCGGCGGTGCTGCACTTCGTGCTGCTTGTCAGTCGGATAAGACCAGACCGTCAGGTCCTCACCATCCCAAGACCAGAGCGCCGAGACGGCCTCGACCTCGGCCTTAGTGACGCGGGCCAACTGCTGCCACTTCCGGTCAGGCCAGGACTTGCACGCGGTGATCTTCCCGCCGTTCTCCTGACCAGCGCAGAAGCGCAGCAGGCAGAGCCACGTTGCGCGGGCGGTCGGGTCGGAGCCGACGAAAGCCTCACTGTCTAGGGTGGTCGTTTCGATGTTGAGCCAATTCATGCGCTTCCTTTCAGCCGATAAAACGAATGCACCTTCCCAGCCCGATGCACGCTCATCTGTTCGATTTCATGCCCGCGCTTTCGTAGATCGGCGACGCGGGAGTGGACAGCGTAGCCGCCGCAGAACTCGACCAGATATGGCAGGCTTAACCAGCCCGTGTCCTCGATCATCCCGCCGCAGCACGATTGCTGCACGCGCAGGGCGAGCAAGATCTTGTCGGCTTGGCTCAGGCCAGCGCCGGACTGTTCGTAGGTGGACTGGTTCATTTATACGTCTGCTCTCAAACGCGCAATCTCTCGCTCATAAAACCCTGCTTTTACCTTAAGCTCGTTTATCTCCGCACAAGCAATCCGCAGGTGCTCGCGTTTTGCTTTGCACTCCATTTCCAATTGTTTTTTGAGGTCTACGCACTCCGCGATGTACCACTCCAGATCGCGGTCGTTGGCTTTTGTAGTTGGTACAGTCATTTTGGGTAGCGCTTTCGCGTGTCGCTTTGACTCTGCAATCAGGTGGTCGCTCATGGCTTGTCCTCCGTCTCCGGCTTCACCCCAGTCCTGGCCCAGTCATAGCAGAGCAGATACCCGTGAGCATCCACAATGTTGTCCTGTCCCGGTCGGTGCATCTCGCGGGCCAGCTTAAGCCCGACCATCATCAGGATCGCCTCGGTGGGCGTGATGTCGCGGCGCAGAATGGGGTTGAGCAGGCCAGACCAGATCTTAGCAACCTTGGCGTAGTCATCCGCCGGGTCGCCGTAGCTTTCATTGCGGTCGCCCAGCACAAGCCGGGCCGCTTTGTGTGCGTTGTTCATTGTGTTGTGTGATTGATCCCGCCCAGAGCCGCGCGGCGTGGCGCTGCTCTTGTCCCTGCGTATGTGCGCCGCCCAGAGCTGGGCATTGCGCGCGCGACAGGTTAAGCTTGCGCGGGCGGGAAAGGGTTAGCCCTCGACGTATCCCGAATAACGGGTACCGCTGTCGTCGTGGACCATCCAGCGGTCGCCCTGCTTGATGTGCAGCTCGCTCGGCATGTAGTGCCCGTGGTTGGACTGGTGGAAACTGTACTTCACTCCAATCGTCCGGCCCAGCGCAGCCCCGGACATCCGCGCGCCCTTCAGCTTTGCATCGGTCAGGTCAGCCCGCCGCAGATCAGCCCATCTCAGATCCGCCGACTCAAGGTTGCAGTCGCTCAGGTCAGCGCCGAAGAGCTTGGCCTCGTTCAGCTGCGCGCCCTCAAGGTTGGACCCGCTCAGGTCGCAGCGGTCCAAGATTGCCTCGCGCAGATCGCGCCACGCAAGATTGTGCTGGATGAGTGCGCCGCCGGAGAAGTCGAGGCGCTTGCCGTTCGGATCGCCGCCGAGCCAGAGCGCGTGAAGGTAAAGCGCCTCCTCCGTTTCGGCGTCGATGCGGTAGATGGGCGCGCTCACTCTGCACCCCCTTGCCGCTGCGCATAGTCGAGCAGCAGCAGCGCGTCAGCGTTGTCTAGCGTGACCTTGACCTGCGGGAATCTGCGCGCGGCCTCGTCACGGAGTGCGCGTTTCCGATCTGCACCCTTCAGCGAGGAGCCGATCAGTCCCTTTTGCCACGTTTGCGGCCTGACCAAGACGGTGCGGACGTGCAGCGCCGCGAGCAGGCCAAGCCAGTAGCCGAAGCCCTGACCGAATCTGAACATGGCCGAACCGGGCTGCGGCTTTCCGATGTAGCCCCCGACCTGTTCGACGTAGGCCACGACCCGTTCAGCCCCGGTCAAGGCGTCTTCGACCGCATCCAGCTGCGGCGTTTTCTTTGTGGGGTGAACCACGACGGACAGTCCATGCGCAAACGCGAGTGCGCCGGATGCGCCAGGATCAATTGCGATGATGCGTGTGCTCATGGTCAAAACGGTACGTCCTCCGTTTCGACGTTGCTCGGCTGCGGCTGCGCAGGCCGGGGCGGCGCTGCTTCCTTCCGCTCGACCTTGCCGCGAATGTACTTGGTCCCGGCCTTCTCGCCGCTCTTCACTTCGGAGATCCAGCCGGACAGCTTGTACTCGACGCCTGCAATCTGGACCTCCCCTCGGTAATCTGGACGCTTCGGGTTGTCTCCCTTGTCGTTTTTGAAGAGCCGAAAAGTCAGCTCGTTGTTGTACTGGTCACTCATTGGTTGATCTCCTTGATTCTGATTCCTCCGACTGCACGACCGCCGAATTTCACCTCGGGGTCATGGTAAATGTAGATTGTTTTTCCGCGCCATAGCTGCGTGTTGACGCCGTACATCCTAATCAACGCGCGACGGTTGGCAGTGGCGCGAATGACAAGTTGCTTGGCCTTGCCCTTGAATTTCAGCGCCGGAACATTCTTTTCCTTCCGGCCTCGGTCGAATGCAACCTCGTCATAAAGCAGCACGTCCTCGATCTCAGCGGGGACGTCGCCCAGACCGATCAGGTCTTCGCTTGCCAGCCACGGACTGGTGCGGAGCATTCCGCTTAGACCCGTGAATGACTTTGGTTCGGCCTTGGCTGGACTGGACTGGTCGTCAGTCATGACTGGGGTTCCTTGGGTTGGTTGGATTTGCGCAGATTGCGGATGAACTCACGGAATTTCTCGATGCAAATAACGGTGATGTATTTATCACCGCTCGTCGGATGCATGCGCATACACTCAATCGGCACCTCGACCCACTTGCCATCGACCATGACGTGGCCTCTCGCCTTTCGGATGTCGTCGGTGGTCATGACTGGGCCTCCATGGGTTGTTTGCGCTCAGCCAACATCGCGTCGGCTAAACTGTACGCATGGTTGGCGTATCCCTCGACTGGCCCATTACGTTGACTATCCGCAAGCATCCCCTGCAATGCCGCAGCCGCGAAGTAATCGCGCAGGGTCATGCCGGGAAGCGGAAAAACTGAACCGTGCTCCGTGGTGACCGGGAAAGCCGGTCCTCCGTCTTTGAATGTTTTCATGCGGTGGTCCCCTTTGTCAAACCTTCAAGCTGCGTCTCGTCACCATAGACCCAGCGCGGCAGATCAATCGTGCCCATCAGGCCGATGTCCTTGTCGTGAAAGTCCGGCCATCTCCCGGTCTGCTGGCACTCGTCCAGTTTCTCGATGAGCTTGTCGATCTCCTCGTCGCCCAGATCCATCGCGGCTTCCTCCAGCTTCCAGACGTTGACGCGCGGGATGGGCGAGATCTCGACCGCCACGAACCAGAACTCGACGCGGACAGACCGATCGACGAACTGCGACATCAAGCGCCGATACCACGCAGCTTGTCGATGGTAGCCGCGTTGCAGAATGGTCTGACTGAACGGGCGCAGTCTCGCGTCAGCGGCGCTCTTTATGTCGGTGATCAGGAGCCGGTCGCCGGCGTGCTTCACGGCATCGAGGCGACCCTTGCCCCACGTCAGACCAGTCTTGCCCGCGCCGAAAACAGACAGCTCGGTGTGTGCGCCGTCGAGAAGGTACGCGACCCGCTCGTGCTGCCTTGCGTGGGCCGCCGCACGCTCAAGCGCATCGGCCTCGGCTTGACTGAGGATGGTCTGGCCTGCGTGGGCGGCGGCCCACTCCTTGCATTCCTTCGCGCCGCCGTGCCACGGCTTGTTCTCCGGCCCGTACGTCGCAGGACGGATCACGAACTCGCGGCGCTGCTCCAGGATGAGCGCATGCAGCGCAGTCCCGGTCCGCATTGCGTCGGTCTGTTCGCGCTCGACGTACCGAAACAGCGCAGGCGATTCGGCAAAGCGGTTGATGTCGGACTGGGTAAGCCCGGGCTGCGCACGGTAGACATCGGCAGGCATACCCGAGACTGCGCAGGTCGTGTGCGGCGTGAACGCGGCGGGTGAGATTGTGGGGATCATTGGGCATCCTCCATCTGCGCTGCGCGAGCGTGCATGTTGGCGATGGTCTTGGCTAGGTGCGCCGTGATCGCCTGCGCGAGGTCCTGCGCCTCCTTGGTCGAGAGTGTCGGCACCGGGACGGCGGCGATACTCTCAGCCCATGCGTGGATCTTCGCCGCGTCAGGCGCGGCAGCAAGTCGGCGCTGTTCTGCGGCGAGTGCTTCGGCCTTCTTCCGTTCCTCTTCGGCCCGCGCAGCGGCTTCGCGCTCCAGCTTGGCCCGCGCCTCCCGCTCGGCGCGCAAGGTCGCCTCTGCGGCCTCGCGCTCCTTGCGTGCGGCTGCTTCTGCCGCCTCGCGTTCAGCCTGCGCCTTCTTCCGTTCCTCTTCGGCCCGCGCAGCGGACGCGGCAGCTTCGGCGCGGAGCCGTTCGTTTTCGATCCGCACCCGCTCGCGCTCCTCCGCTTCAGCCTTGGCCCGCACTGCCCGTTCTTCGACCTCGCGCTTCTCACGCTCGATGCGGTCAGCCTCGGCCTTTGCGGCAGCGGCCTGCTTCGCTTCGTGGGCAAGCTTGGCCTGCTCAAGCATGGCGAGGAACGCGGCATCCGTCATCTCGCCGGTCTGAATGTACGTCACGTCCGCACCGAACTGGCGCAGTGCAGCGTCACGCTCGGCCTTTAGCGCAGCCTTAGCCGCAGCGATGCGGCGTTCCTCGGCCTTCTCCACGTCGGCCATCTGCGCTTCAAGTTGGTCGTAGGCTTCGGTGATCACGCGGCGCGAACCGTCCACGGCGCGAGTCCATGAAAGCGTACGGGCCTTGAAGGCTTCGTGCTGCTTCTCAAGGTCGATCCGCTCACGGCGCATAGCGAGGCGAGTCTCGCGTGCGATCTTCGGATCGGTGACGCCGGCGACCTTGCCGCTCCAGTCCTGGAGCTTGATCGCGAACGGCTCGAACGCGGCGCGAATTTCAAGTTGCCGCTCTGGCTCCAGACCTGAGCCGGACACGATGAGTTCAAATTTGGTGCTCACTTCGCACCTCCCTCGATCCGCTCGGCCTGTTTAATCAGCGCAGCCGCTTGGGAGCGGAGCACGGCGGGATCTTCCAGCTTAGACCGGAGCGCCTCAATCGCGCTGTCAATGTCGTCGGTGTCGACGCCTACGCTCGTAGTCCATGCGGACCCGTACAGCGCGGAGCCGTAGACGCTCGGCCTGCCGCCGTAGACTTGCGCATTGATGGACAGTTGGTCTGCTTTCGGGAACGCGCTGCGGAATGCGGCATAGGCTGCGAGCATTGCGGCGCGGATCTGTTCTGACGTGGTTGTGTTGTTCTTACTCATGGGTGAAAATGGGGAATCTGGCAAGATTGGGTTAGGCGTACAGCTTTGCGAGTTTGTGTCCGGCGATGCGAAAATTGAGTGCCTTTGTGGCCTTCTTGAAGCGCTCTTCTTGGACCTCAACTCCGCCACCGCGCGCGAATCGGAGGCACCACTCGCGCAGCGTCAGCATCGGGTTGCCCTTTTCCAGCCCGACCCCGGACAGGAACTCGTCAATGATGGCTGACATGAGTTCGGTGCTCACATCGGGGCGCTTTGCCGCCACCATAAATGCGGCGGTGATGGGGGACGAAAATTCGTTATTCACTCGGGCGACCATCGGAATTTGTTCAGCGAACTCGTTGTAGACTGCGCCGAACTGCTCCACGGTGAATTTCAAATGCCGGTTCCAGTCGGCGCGATCCTTCAGAATGACATTGAGCGCACCGACGAGCGTGGTACTGAGGGTCACGCCCATGGACAGCTTAAGTGCATCGCCCACGGTCCGCTTCTTGCCCTGATCAATGGCGGACTGGACTTCATCTGGCAGTCCGGTGACAAGCAGGATTTCGACCGCCGGCCACCCCGCCTCCTTGAGCGCAAACAGCCGGTGCTGGCCGTCAATGAGCACGCCGGTCCTGCTCACGGCGATTCCTTGGTTCGTCGCGACCCACTCCCCGCACTGGATCGCGTGCTTGAGATTCTTGACGTAGTTATTGCCACAACTGCGGTTGTGGGTATTCATCGCGAGCAGTCGCTCGCCGAGCGCGGGCGTCATGACGACGAACGCTGCCGTTTTGTGTTGTGTGATCAGGTTGTTCATGGGGGCAAAAGTGTAATGGTTAAGATTGGTTTTGGAGCTTCGCGCGGTTGATTTCGTGGACCAGTTCGGCGTGCTTCTGCCACGCTGCGGAGTACGGCACTCCAAGTTGCTGCGCGAGCGCCCGGATTGACTGGCCCTCTTCAATCGAGGCGCGGATCGCGCTGATCTGTTCGTCGGTCCAGACCCGGCGCGCCGTGGCCCGCTCGGCCCACTTGCGCTGCCGCGCTTCCTTTCCGTAGTTGCGCTTGAGCTTGGCCCGTTGCGTCCGGTCGCGCTTGGCCGTGAGCTGCTGCAGGCTGGCTTGTTCGGCTTCCCACCGCTGCATTGCGCGTTCGAGAAATTTGAGGCAGGACTGCGCTTCCTGGCCTGAGACGTGGAGTGGCATGGACTGGGTCTGCTGCTGAGTAGTACCGTTCGACGCGACGGCGGCGGCGCTCGCGTAGTGCGAGCAAAAGGGCGACGGTGGCCAGCGCGGCGCTGGTCAGTCCGACGACGATCTGAACTAGGGGCATCGGCCCTCCATCGCCCGTCTGATCATGTCGCGGACGACATCGGACAGGCTAACTTGGCGCTGAGCCGCGATAGCTCGGAGCGCGTTGAGGGTGTGGGAGGGCAGGACGATTGAGACCTTGCCGGTCTGGGTGGTTGTGGTTGTCATACGGGAGGACAGTTGCGGGCGATGATGTCAGCCAAGAGTTGCGCGGGCGTGGTCTGCTTGCGGAGGGCCTGCCACTTGAGGCGCTCGATCAGGCGCGGGCTGACCCGCCATGGGATCATCACCTTTGCCCCGCCCTGAACTGGGCGCCGGCCGATCTTGATGCGGTGGGGGTGGGTGGTCATGGGCGGAATGGATTATCCACCACGCAGCGGAACTGGTCTGCTTGGGCTTGGCGAGCGGCGGCGCGGGCGGCGTCGGCGGCGTAGGCGGCGGCGGCGGCGCGGGCGGCGCGGGCGGCGTCGGCGGCGTAGGCGGCGGCGCGGGCGGCGTCGGCGGCGTAGGCGTCGGCGGCGACTAACTCCGCGTCTGTAGCCCGCCCGTGAGCGTACCGCTCCGCCACCTCCAGCGCAGCGAGCAAGCGCGGATCGGTGAGCAGGTCACCCGTGACGTGACCATCTCCGATGGGCGTGTAGCGGGCGCACCAGACCGCGTAGAGCCGCAGCGTGCGGGGCGCGGGCATCCAGTCCACCTTGCGGCAGATCCAGATCAGCCAATCCGTGCGCGGACAGGCGTCCCAAACCTCGGCCATTGTTTCGTGCCGCAGGGCGAATTCGCGCCCCACGTCGCAGGCGCGGGTGGCTTTGCAGAATTCAACGGGAGTTAACGTGAGGAGATTCATGACTGGGCCTCCCCGGCGCGGAACGGGTTAGGCACGACGCGCCGGAACTGGTCGGCTTGGGCTTGGCTGGCGGCGGCGTTCGCCTCGATAGATCCGGGGGCGCGGGAGGCGTGAAAAGCCGCGTCGAATGCGGCGTGGTACGGCCAGTGGCCCAGCGCCGCCTCGACCGCCGCCGTCGCGGCGTGGTAGGCGCAGGGCTGGGAGGTGAACAGCATAGATTGGGCTGCGAACTGATGGTGCAGCCGCTCGTCTTCGGTGGCCCGCCCCTCCGCGTACCGCTCTGCCACATCCAGCGCGGCCCGCAAGCGCGGGTCCGTGATGAGGTCACCCGTGACCCGCCCGTCCCCGAGCGGAGTGTGGCGGGCGCACCAGACACCGAAGAGCCGGAGTGTCTTGTGGTCGGGCACGCAGTCCACCTTTCCGACGATCCACGCCATCCACTGAATGTGCGGGCAGTTGTCCCACACGTCGGCCATCGTTGCGTGGGTCAGCGCGAACTTGCGCCCCTCGGCGCAGGGTTTGGTTGCCGCGCAGAATTCGGCGGGAGTCAGGGTGAGGAGGTTCATGACTTGTCCTCCTTTGGGCGGAACGGGTTAGCGACCATGCGGCGTAACTGGTCGGCTTGGGCGGCGTAGGCCGGGGCGGCGGCGTAGGCGGCGGCGGCGGCGGCGGCGTAGGCGTAGGCGGCGGCGTAGGCGTAGGCGGCGGCGTAGGCGTAGGCGGCGGCGTAGGCGGCGTAGGCGGCGTCGGCGGCGTAGGCGGCGTAGGCGGCGTAGGCGGCGTAGGCGGCGGCGTAGGCGGCGTCGGCGGCGGCGGCTAACTCCGCGTCTGTAGCCCGCCCGTGAGCATGCCGCTCGGCCACCTCCAGCGCAGCGAGCGAGCGCGGGTCCGTGAGCAGGTCACCCGTGACACGCCCGTCACCGAGGGGGGTATGCCGGACGCACCAGACGGCGAACAGCCGCAGCGTGCGGTCATCGGGCGCACGGTCTACCTTTCGGGCGGTCCAGAGCAGCCAGTCCGGTCGAGGGCAATTGTCCCACGCCTCGGCCATTGTTGCGTGCCGCAGCGCGAATTCGCGCGCCTCGGCGCAGACTTTAGTTGCTGCGCAGAATTCGGCGGGGGTGAGGGTGAGGAAGTTGGTCATTGCAGAACGGTGTTGGTTGCCCGCCGCCGGCGAGCGCAGGCTAAGACGCGGATGGCGGCGCTGCGTCGAGCGTACCAGTCCACGGCGGGGTCGCTCATGCGGGCGTAGTCCGGCGATGCCTCGAACTGGCGCACGCACTCCGGGCAAAGCATGGTCTCTCGCTCTTTTCTGCCGCCGCACGTGCAGCGTTGCGACTCGTAGCTCATTGCATAGCCCTCCGTACTCGCGCCGCGTACGCCTTGGTCTGCGGCTTCTGCGCGCCCCTAGGGCCTCCGTTGTGGACCCGGGCTAACGTGTCCACGTCGCCGGCATCCCACGCTGCACGGGCGTAGCGATGGAGGTACGCCGTGACGACGCGGCGCGAGTACGCCAGATCATCGACGCGCTCGTAAGCCCCGGCCACGCCGGAGTCGGCGTGATAAGCCCGCTGAATCTGGAGCGGTCCCCGTGACCGGCCCTGATCGCCAAGGATCAGTCCGGTCCGGCGCCCCGACGACTCGACCTGATGCAGCGCGCGCCAGAATGATTCGGGCGGGGCGGCGTTGACCGTGGCGGCTAGGGCTAGAGTGATCAGGATGCGGCGCATGGGTAGGCCTCAT